ATTGTGCTCTTCCGATCAGAGGCAGAAGATTTTAAAAAGAACTTCATTGACACCTATGTAACTCCACGCTTTGATCAATCCAAATCAATGGATGAAATTATTAACTATATTGACACTATTGATCAAGAAACAGATCAAAATATTTTCCAAACGCAAACAGCAGTAAACGCACTGCGTGATATTGCAGCCTTACGTGCTGAAAATTTTTATGCAGATCTAGAAGGGAAAGTAGGAGATAGTTATCAAAAATCTTTTGATCCTGAATTTTATTTTAATCCTGGGGATTCTGCTAAGTATGGAACTGTAAATGATGCAAAGAAAGCAAATTATGCAAACCAAAAAAAAGAAGTTGCTGATGACTGGGCGAAAGCAAAAGCAAATCCTAATGCCACTGCTTACGCACTAACTGAGAAAGAAGCTAAAGACTTTGGCTTAACTGGAGCAAGAACCGGAGTAACTTGGTCGGAACTTGCTTATTATTACGGACTAGATTTAAATGATAAAAATTCATTTGCCAAATTGCATTATGACAAAATTGGACGAAGTAAAAACTTTGACCCTGCACGTGATGTAGTAACAGATAGTGATGTAAAAAGTTTTATTAGCAATAATGTCTTGTCTGCTGTAGACGATGCACGTAGTGAATTTGGAGATTCTCCTTTCCTTGCTTTTGTTACTCCTGAAGAATTTGCAAATGAAATACTTGAAGGTATTGACCCCTTAGAAAATAAAGATGAGTGGAAGGAGTTACTTGAGCTGTATGGACTAGACGAAAGTGCAACATTGAATGAAGTAAAAGAATATATTCTTGACTCTGTTAGGACAGGTGCAGCAAAGGATATACGAGAAGGGATTAAGTACTTAAACCAGAAAAGCAAAAAGCCTACGCAAAAAGAATTAGGTGTTACCTATATTGAAAGGGACGAAGACGCACAGCCTGAAGAAGATCCTGATGCGGATGCTTTATACAAAACATTTAGAAACGCTGGCTTTGGGGGTACGCAAGAAGAATTTTATGAAACATTTATGCCTGATATGGACCGAAGTGATATTGATATGATTACCCAGGGCCTTGAAGGGCTTCAGTTTAAAGGAGCTGACATGAGTGATCCATTCACTGCTTTGGGATCTGTTCAAGGGTTCTTGGGAGACGGAGACAGTGATTTATTCGGAACACCATCAGACGACGAAGACAGAGAAAAGGACAACGAACCAGGCTACTTTGATCTATTTGCTGATGAAAAAGATGATGATGACTATGCAAGCGATACAGGACGAGATTTAATCACAGATTTTACGAGTTTCTTTAAGTAAAATAAACAAAAGGATCTTATCCAAATGTCAGACAAGCCTAGGAAAGCAGCTAAGGCTGCCAAGCTGCATAAAGATAAGATGAAATGCAATAAGCCACAGAAAACACCAGGGCATAAAACTAAGTCCCACGTCGTAAAAGCTTGCGAAAATGGTAAAGAAAAGATAATCCGTTTTGGCCAGCAGGGCGTGAAGGGAGCCGGTAAAAATCCCCAGACAGACAAAGAGCGAGCACGTAAGAAGTCATATTACGCAAGACACAATGCACAGGATAGCAAGCCATCTAAAATGAGTGCCAGGTATTGGAGTCATAAGGTCAAATGGTAACTTATGACTCATGTAGACATTAAAGTTTCAGTAGAAGGAGTACGTACTCTTTACCAAGCAGTCAATGATGCACTGGAATACTGGCCTGGATCACCAGCCAGACCAGCAGAGGAGCAAGAAAATTATAGACAAATGAAATTATTTTTGTTTAGTATAGTTTGTGAAGCTAATTATGACTTATGAATACCGCTGGCTCTTATGTTCAGGCAAAGCCTAAGAAAACACGTCAAGGCCAAGGCAAGCATTCAAAGCCTTCTCATCGCCGTAAACAGTTACGAGGGCAAGGAAAGTAATATATAGTTAAAGGGATTCTCTTTCAGCGTTCAATGTACCCCTATAAGACTGCGTTGAACATCATTAAAACCTTTGAGGGCTTTAATGAAAAAGCATACCCAGACCCTGGGTCTGGAGGAGAACCCTACACGATTGGCCATGGAACACAGTTCTACCCTGATGGTACTGCTGTTAAGCAAGGACATATGTGTACCAAGAAGAAAGCTCTTGAGTATGTTCTCAAAGACATCAATATCATTGCGCATGAACTCAAAGCTTTAAACATGGGTCTATACCCATCCAGCCTGGAAGCATTGATTTCTTTTATCCATTCCATTGGATGGGAAGCTTTTTTGTACAGTGAAATTATTGACCAATTAGACAGCAACGATTACAAGGCAGTAACTGAATCCATCAACCAATGGGTCTTTGATAAAAACCACCAGGTGATAGGAGGTTTACTGGATAGACGCAGACAAGAAGTCAGGCTATTTCTGCAAGATATAGAGATCAACCCATGGCCTTCAGACATGGTTCTACTAAAGGCTTTTAGGAATTATTCTGCAGCACCTCACCAGGTACGTGCTATTCGGGAATTAGAAAGCGCAGTCAGCCCTTACGTTTTAAGTGAGTTCGCAAATGCCTTTTGCGTGACAGATACAATAGATGAAATGGAAGACGAAGAGCTAAGAGACATCTTTAGTTCTTGGAGTTAGAATTATTCCAACAAGGTCTGAAGAATGGAAGATTTCACATCGTTGAAAGAAATGGATCTGCCTTTACACTTACAGCTTTCTATGCGTAAAGCCGAGTTGGCAGCGCAAGAGATGACATGGGACCAGCTGCAGATTGCTCTTTTGAATCTGTACCACCAACGAATGCTTGAGCTGCAAGCAATTAAGGACATGCTCCAGGCTGAAGACGTTGAAATTGAATTTGATATCCCCACAGATCTAGAGCTTACTCAGCTTGCTATCAGCATGATGAGTCAAGAGATGGACGACGAAGAGGATGATGAACAGCCAATTTTTGGTTAAATTGTCATGCTATCAACTGAATACAGGCTACGCCTAGAGTACATTTGCAAGCGCATTGCAAATCAAGAAGAGGTAAAACTCACCGATATGATCTGGGCTGAGAAGCTAGGAAAAGCTAATCGTTCAGCAGGTGAGATGATGCGCAAAGCAAGGCGAAAAGCAAGTAAACCAGAAATGGAAGAAGGTAGTCTTGACAGCTTTATGAATGCAATGGATCTAGGTGATCCAGACCCAAGCAATCACCGGACTAGGTTCAATGGCCCAGATGATATTGCAAATTGGTTTAGTCAAGAAAAAACTGATGATTGGCGTCAACGCGATTAAGGCCACCCAGTAGGAGCTACAATTCCTGGGTGCAAAAAGTTTTGTCCACATCGACGACGAAGATTATTTAAAACTTTTCTTTTATCTTCTGTCTTAAGGACAGGAGTATGGATTATCTCCCAAGCAACCTCCGCACACAGCTTTGCAGGCAATGGCGGAGGAGTGTAGTACGCACCTACCACAAGCCAGGAATCAATTGACCTGTGGTCGCATACGCACCGATAGCAGCAATGATTCCAAGCATTGCGAACCTACCGTTTAAACGTTCTGCTTTTGTGTTGTGGTCTTCGGTCACTTTAATTACCTCCATTGTGGGTTCTTTAGCAAAGACGTTTGTTTGTCCATGCTCGTTAGTTGTTACCGTCATAGTTTTTCATGATCTTGTTTATTCTATATCTACAAGACGCGTGAGATACCATTGCGCTTTTTGTAATGACTGAACCCCTCCTTTATATTTTTCTCTCCACAAATATTTGGCGACGTTACCTTTTAAGTACCCTCTATATTCTTCTGGCGTTAGCTGCGCTTCAATTGCTTCAATGCATTCAATATTGCCATCAGTGTAGTGTGCAGGATGATTGACAAGATCTTCTTTTATATCATCTCCGCTTGTATCTGTTGCCCAAGGGACAGGACAAACACCCCCCGGACAATCAGAAAACTCCATAATCACATCGCTAGATTCTGAAGAACCGCTCCCGACCGGTTCAAACCAGTCTGTAGTTTGCGTTGCTGGTTCATCGCTACTTCCTGCTCCTCTGGTGACAGCTGACCCATGTCTACTATCAGCTGCCTTGGCTGAGGTTCCGCTCCGTGCATCATTCCGGTTTCTGCGCTTGGAATCGTTCCCGTTACTCCGCATCTGGGCTGTGCTCTTGGATCAATACTTAGGTTAATACGATCGCTCATATTTTGCTGCGTTGCAGCAAGACCAGTATTGTATTGGTCATACAAAGGAACATCATTAGCCTCATTATCCAAAGGCTGACCAAAACTATCAAGAGTCAACATACGATCTTTTAACGTATCATTCGTTCCCATGAATTCATTGAGGAAACTCATTACACTATGCCCTGGTTTAAGTCAACTATAATTCTATTATGGCTTATTCAAAGAATTATGACCGCAGTTTAGATGCGGGATCTTCTGGTGGAGAGGTTAATGACCTTAACCCACAAAGGGCTTATGACGTAGATATTCGTCGATTAGATGAGGATGAGAGAGAAATCGCGAAGGCTGCGGACACTCGCAACGTAGGGAAGCAAAATCGTGTTGAAAAGTTTCTGCGAGCAAAGCGATCTGCAGGTAAGTTTTCTCAGAAGAGAAAATTCGACGGTCCATGGACGAACAGAGAAGGACAAGTCCCTGCTTTTACCGAAGGTGATCAGTTTGGCAGGGCCGGTTCAACGAATTATGCAGATAAACCACAAGCGTCAACCAGTAGCTTTTTCTAAGCCTTAGCTAATATTACTTCCAGCGGCTGGTTCTGATATTTTCCTTTGCGTTCTAAATAGCTCACTTCACAGGGCTCACCCTGGTAGAACAAGAGCTGGCAAATACCTTCGTTGGCGTAAATTCTATTGAACAAAGGAGTGCAATTACTAATCTCCAAAGTCAAATGTCCTTCCCAACCAGCCTCCGCAGGAGTGATGTTAGCCATAATGCCAGCCCTGGCATAAGTACTTTTGCCTACAGCCACCACCGTAACGTCCCTGGGTAGAGCCAGGCGTTCAATAGCAACGCCAAGGCAGTAGCCGTAAGGAGGCAAGATAAAATACTTTCCGCGCTCGTCTTCATGAAGTGCAGTCTCCTTTAAGATTTCAGGATCGAAGTTCTTAGCATCGCACATTCCGTGCTGAACGCCACCAAACAAAAGGCACTGACTGGGAGATAACCGGATATCGTAACCATAAGAGCTAAGTCCGTAACTAAGTACAGGTACATCTTTTTCTTTGGTTACAAGACGATCCTGAAAGGGTTCAATCATCCCCTTCTTTGCAAATTCACGGATCTCTTTATCGCTTAGAACGCTCATCTGACTATGTCTGTTCAGATAATCTACACCAGCACTCTGCCTTTTTCAGAGTAAATATCGACAAAATTCTCAGTTGCTTCAGCAATATTGTCTGGTGGACCTAAGTAGACAATCATAGAAACCCCAGTAGACTTTGGCTCCACTTTGTCATCAGCGTAATAGTGACGCAATAAAGAAGGTCTTTGCTTCATGATGCACACTGGATGATCAAAGATGTCCTGGCTGTACATCACCATATCCACATAATTGGTAAGATAAACAGCTTGCTCTACTTCACGAGCCAACCATTTACGCTTTAAAGTTCTCCACCAGAGAGAATGCCCTGATGTAAGAGTGGGTGACAAACCTCTAGTCGGCTTCCAGCGAGCATTCTTTTTATCCCAGAAGTAAGACTGGTGTGGAGGAAATAAGTAGACTTTGCCAAACCATTTTTGATCGTTAAGCCCATCGTCAACTGGGTTGTAATAATTTTTTGCTCCTACATACGGATTGGCAAAGGCTGAGCTAGCAGGATCAAGATCAATTTCACCCATGAGCATATGGGCAGAGTCAACTAAATCACGATTTGAAATCCATTCAAAGTCTTCAGACTTTAAGTTCCCTCTCCTTAATCCCATTATTTTGCATCCTTTTCATAATCAACTACAAAATAACGCATCCCCTGACTGTCATTGAGAATATAAGCAGCTGCTGCAGTGGGATCGATCTTAGCTGCTGACTCAAGAATTGTATTAAATGTTTCTGCCATTTTCTTTTCACCCTTACGTTCAGACTCTTCCTTGGCAGCGTGGAGTTCTTCTAGTGTCAGCCAGAACATTGAACGTTCATCCTCTGGTTGCATTACCAATGCACCAGGGCCTTCTGTTTTCCAAAATTCAAAAAAATATTTACCCATATCTGCCAAGATAATTCTGGCAGTTACGTCTGCGTAAGCTGCGCTATTACCATCGACATCCTTCCCGCAAACAGCTTGGAGGATTTTTTCTCTTCTATCTGTCATTGGTGATCAGTTTTTGTTTTTGCAAGACAGTCAACATCTTAGGTAATGGCTGATAGATAACAACCATTTTTCCCAAAACGCCCCGCTTTTTAATCAGCTTACCATTTTCATGACGCATTTTTTCAAACTCACCTGAACGGATTAAATACTCAGCAACGCAACGTAACCGCCGTTTCAAGGGTAGATCAGCATTGGGAAAACGAGTACAAATCGTATCAGGTGTCATATCACGGAAAGCCAACCGTAAACGGTTAGCTAACGTCATATTGCTATTAGGATCCTCTAACTCAAAATCTTTGAGCAATTGGATGTATCGCTGTAGTACCTCGTTATCAAAAGAACCTGATGGAGGTGTGAATGGTTCCACTTGCAAGATCAAGCTTTCAGGAAGAAGCTCGACATAATTATCAATAGTTAAGTTTTCGATCTCAACTTTGTCAAAACGATGCGGCATCTTTTTCTTCCTGAGTTCTAGGGATAGGAACGTTGTCCCAATGCGAGCGGTCATGAGGCTCATAAAGAGGACGCTTGCTTTTGTCAAAAGTCCTGAGGGTAGCCTCTGGGCCTTTGTGATAAGACAAGATCAACTGGTTCCAAGGGATACGAACCAATTGTTTTTTGGCACCTGCGGGAATAACAATGTAATGAACCCCCTGGACCCAGCCGTCAAAGCCCTTGGTCTTGTTACGTTTCTTGCCTTGCAAAATCCAATTACGAATCGTTTGATCCGTTACGCCTAAACGTTTTGCACACTCCTCAGTGGAAATGTATTCATCAGAATAGATTTCAGGACTGACCATATCAGTCTCATCCTTGCTATACCGAGAATGCCACATAGAAGCAAGTATATTACGGATGCCTTTCAGCTCTCCTGCAATAACGTCTAAGCTCTTATTTACTTCCGACATATACGAAAGTTTAATGCTACAGTTCATTTGAAAATACTGTGTTTTTGATGGAAGATCAAGTAACTCAGCAAAGGGATTTTGTTACTCCCAG